TGATGACCATTTGGTACAAAATCAATTAATACCATAGATCTATCTCCACTACCACAGTTGGGGCAATGACCAATAACTACAGGTACATTGCTTCCAACCTCACTGCATATTCTTATCAATTCATTACTTTGCTGCATCAGCCTTCTTAGCTCTTGGCTTTTTTGGCTTCTTTACTTCTGCTGAAGTTTCAACTGGTGCTTCTGTTTTAGCCTCAACTGGTGCTTCGACAGTTGGAATCACTTTATTAGGATTACGGCTATCAGAAGCCCATTGTTCTTCTGTTAACTTATGAAGTCCAACGCAATTGCCAGTTGAAGAACGACCACAACCGCATTTTGGTGGTTCAACTGGCTTGGTAGTTTCTACCACCTTTTTTTTCTCATAAATTCCAAAAAATTCTGCAATAGCCTTAAGAAACATTTTTTATCTCCTGTTCAATTCCATATTTACAAATAAAATAACTATCTATTATATCAGATGATGGATTCCATTGTTTATCGGTCATCATCAATTTCTTTTTAATGTAGTAATTTGTTTCCTGTTCAAAGCAATCTTGTAACATTTGTTTGTTGGCATTGCCTTTACCAGTAGCAAACTTCTTAATAACCGTAGGAGCGATTATATTATATGTATGTTTTCGTTTCCAAAGATAATGTTTTAACAAACCGGCATTTTCGGCTATATTAAAAACCATTCCAGTGGATCCCATTGAATAACCTTCTATGTATATGATATCATCATCTTTTAATTTATTCAACACCCAATTGGTAATATTAAAATAACGCTCTTCTTTACTAAAATATGGATCATGTAGGTCCCCTTGTATATTATCAATGTCAATATCGTACTTTTTAATATCAGTCAAAAAGTAAAATTTACACAAAGAAAATTTAAACTTGTCACCTTCACAAATACATATACAAGGGGATGATAGACTGTAATCTATCCCTACAATTCTCATAATTAGTCTTCAGTTTCTTCTATTTCCCAATCATCATCAGTCTCATAATCATCGTCTTCTTCAAAATCTTCATCTTCTTCGTCTTCATCATTAGAAGTAATGTTATCTTGATAAAGAGTCCATGCATTATCAAATGCATCATCGATTCCATGGACAACATCCTCAACGTATTGTTCATCAACTTCTTCAGAAGCATCTAAAAGGGTCTTATAGACGTCAGTTCTTGTTTCTTCGTCCTTTATTAGTTCCAATAAAGAATCAATTACTTTTTCCCAATCCATTTTTTGCCTTCCTTTTCAATTTAAGTTCTTTTACAATATTTTTACGTTGATCATCAGTATACTTAGACCACTCTTGAATCTGCAGACTAGTCCTACCACATACTTCACAAAACATATGGTTAGGATCTAATCTGCAAATTTTTTGACAAGGGCTTAGAATAGCTCACATCCTCCACCCACACAAGCAGCAGAACCAATCGTATCTACATCTATATATTTAACTTCTTTAAGCTCATCTTCCCACTTAATGTCGTTAATCGTTTGTTGGATCTTTTCCCATTTATGAAGGAGATAAACATCTTTAAAGCAGTATTCAGTCTTCTTGATATCGCCATTAAAATAGTTAGTGGCAAACTTCTTGAAACGACGAACCCAATCTTTCTTCAGAGTGTTTTGGTGATTATCTGCAGAAAGATCTTCACCCCAACCATTGGCAGTCATACAGGCCATCCAAAGATTATCAAAGCACTTAAGAGCCTCAACAATAATACCTGAAGCCATAATTGCACCTGCACCATACTTTTCTGTTAACTGACCCGCATTCAACACTTCAGTATTTGGTGCTTGATAATAGTCTTTATCGCCTGTCATAGGTAAGAATGAAATACCTGCAAAGTAATTTTTATTTGCAAATACATATTCTTCTATTTCATCCCAATTGTCGACAATAACAGTGTTAGACACGTTGTGGCGAATACCAGGGTGAGCACATTTATCAACATTTGTTCCAGCATTTACCCAGTACTCCTGTGCTTTCTTAATTAAATCTAAATGTTTAATACCAATCAAATCATCCTTAAAGATTGAACCTTCTTTAGCAACAACAGGGAAAGAAATTACATAATCAGTCTTACCTGATGACCATGCTGATTCTTCTACCATATTAGGATTAATTTTCTTAATTAGTTTTGCTACTTCTGTTTCTTTATTAAGTTGAATATTACGAATATACATTGGTGAATGATCAGCATGAATACCAGATGCAGTCATTAGAAGGACTGATGCATTACCTGATGGCTTAACACAAGTAGTACGAGCAGCTGGATTAATCCCAAGAAGAGTAGCAACCTCTTGATTAGTTTCTCTGACAATTTGTGCACCCTTTTCTAGAATCTTCTGATCAAATAATGTCTTTGGGTTGTTCATCCAACCTGTGATAGAGACACCTAGCAATGCTTCACGGTCAAATATTTTCTTGGATGTAGGTGAAAGGAACTTGAAATCTGTATAGCCAGCTTGCAGTGTTCCTAGGATAGCACCTGCACGGCATGCCTTATAAAATGTCTCTTCATTATCACACATACCACCATTAATTTCAGTAAGGTTACAACCTTGCCAACCTGACTCACCATCAATATGAGGATACATTCCAATCTCAACGCAAGGATTGGTTGTAATATCTTTATCGTCAACAAAGAAGAATCCTGGCTCACCATACTGCTTAATAGATGTCATTAGATTGGCAAATTGTTCTCTAGTAATTTCATTACGAACAATAACAGCACTGTTGTTGCTGCGACCACGCTGAGGATTATCAATGTACCAATTTCCTGTTTTAGCTGAGGCCATTTCTTGATCATCAGGCGAGAATAGACAAATGGTAGCTGAACGACGAACACCACCAGCAAGAACAGCATCAGCTGCATGCATAACGATATCATAGACATGGATTGGTCTCAAGTTAGAAGACTTCTCGCTAAGAGTAAGTCCGGTTAAAATATACTCAATACGATCAAGTGAACGGCGAAGAGGTTCTGGACCTGGTGCTTTAAATCCACCAGAGATCTTAGCACCCTTTGGACGAACTTGTGAAAGATCAAATGCTACTTTACGACCAGCATATTCTGGATACTTACCACCATTTTCAAAGAATGAAGACATAAGAACATCAAGTGATGTTGCCCATCCTTCAATGGAGTCTTCTACCATGTGAACTTTTGGAGCCTTAGTACGGTGAATAATTTTAGGAAGTTTATTGATATGATGTTGTTGAACAGAGAATCCAGCACCTGCACCACAAAGAAGAATGTAGAATACTTCACCAAAGAATGCAGGACGATCAGCATATGAAGAGGTACAATTATACATACGCATCTGGTGCTTTAACAATTGATCTCCACCAAATTGTAGGGAACGTTGTGCACCAAGAACTAACTTCTGCTTATATGCTGTTGTTGCTTCGTCAATATAAGTCATTAACTTCGATGACATCTTATCTGCATAAAATCCCATATGCATTTTAATAACACGATCTACTGCCTCATTCCAAGTCTCATATCTTCCTTCATTTTCAATGTATCTTGCATAGCCTTCATAAAACTTAGCATCAGACAAAAGTTTCTTTGCATCTCTATAAGTAGTCATATTATTATACCTCTTCTTCTTTTTTCTTTATTGAAAATGAACCGTCTTTATTATCAATCCATTCAAGATCATCATTAGTAGTCCAACCTAGTTCAGCAATGTCAGATAACATATCCTCTGGAAGAGGAATATAATAGTCCCCTTCTCTGACATCAAACTTAATCTGAACTGTAAATGTTTTCATATTTTTCTCCATTGTTGAAGCATTATCTTTGCAGTTAATCCTTCAAATGTATTAGCGTCAATAATATGTTGAACGGCAGGTCCACTTAGACCTGCTTTCAATACCATATCGTTAATGTCTTTTTGTTCTATATTTGATGGCCATATGCATACTTTATATTGTTGATCAATAGCCTTTTCAATCTTCTTTACAATTTCTTTATTACGTGGTTCGTTGTCATATATGACTATTATTTTATCTCTCTCAGCAACATTAGTCAATACAACATCAGACCCAGCCATAGCAACAGAATTTTCTAAGAATAAGCTATCTATTGGACCTTCAACTACATAAACCTTTTTAGATTTACCAATAGAATCTAGTCCAAATATCTTATCCTTTGTATCGTCCCAAATTATTGTAGAATATCTTAAATTAGAAATTTTACTAATGGACCGTCCAGTACAACCAAACACATATCCTTTAGTATCTATAAAGGGAAAAACAATACGTGGTTCATCAAGGGCAAGAGCCTTGTCGTTGAACTTATCTGGTAGTATTGAATTTACCCAAGTGTAGTATGTAGGTGAATAGTAAATTCGATAATGAACGTGTGAAGGAATCCTTCTTTCAACAACGTACCTTTTTGCGGGATGTTCCGGCTTTAATTGCGATATTTTACGCAATTCTTTAAATGGGTCAAAATGATCAACCCTCCTGGAAGAAAATTTTTCTACACTACTAACAAATTTTTCGGGCTCATTGGGTTGCCCCAACTCCCTTAAGTATTCTAACCTATATTCAGTATAAAGTACAGGATTATATGTCTTGATAAATCTATTTAATGAAGAACTATAGCTACAATTAAAGCACTTAACGTTAATCCTACCAGAATGTTCGTAAAAATGTCCACGTGTCTTAAACTTATTGGTTTGAGAATCCCCACACACATTACATCTAAACTTAGCATTATAGGGTTTTGTTTTAATTACCTTAAATTGCTCGAGCTGAGAACCCATCAGAGATGCAAACTTCTGATCAAGCCATAATGTATTACTCATGTTTTTATCCTATTTAAATCCAATAGGGATAGTATACATGTAATATAAAAATAGTCAACTAATTATTTTTTAGAAATAGTCTGCTCGGCATTGTCATAAAATTTATGAACTGCTTCAGAGGAATTCTTACAGGCAACGTTGTTTCTTTGTAATTTTAAAATTAACTTGCCAACTTGTTCATCTGTAAGTGTTTCAGCTTTAGGAAAG